ACATCACTTTGATCTAACGCCAACCGCAGGTGTCGCTGCCGGTGAGACTGCAATATCAGTTGAAACCGCAGGCACTGACATAACGCTAAATCAATACGCAAATGGATATTTGTATGTTAATGATGCAGCGGGTGAAGGGCAGATGCTTAGAATCAAATCTAACCCCGCCCACGATCATTCAGCAGACCCATCTATCGTAATTACTTGCTACGATGATCTAGCCACGGCTATCACCACATCTTCAAGAATTACACTCATTCCTGATCCAAGAAGCGGTCAAATTGTTCAAGCAGCTACAACTACAGGTGCTACATTGGGTGTAACAGTAGTCGATATGGCTGCCAGTGCTTACGGTTGGTTCTCAGTTTCAGGCCCAGCGACAGTATTGACTTCAGGCACACTGGTTGTCGGCAACCATGCAGTACCGTTAGGTGCCGCAGGTGCAGTTGGACCAGCCGCTGGAGATGTTATTCAGGTCATTGGTACAGTAATGATCGTTAACGTAACGACTGATTACTCACTGATTAACCTCACTGGTATTATCTAGGAGTCAATTATGGGAACTCGACTCACAGGCTCTGACGTAAAGGCGGTCAATTTGACCGCCGATACGGTAGCTTTAGATGCGGATGGTATTTCAGCAGCAGCATCAGTAGGCAATAACGCTGCACTAACTATCGGAGGCGCTTTAGCCTCTGGTGGTTCTTGCACGTTTGATGCCGGCAGAGTTGTAACCATTCTGTCAGCTGGAAACGATTCTGCAATATCATTTACAGTAGTTGGCACTGATGTCAACGGTGATTCGCAAACCGAATCAATAACAGGTGCAAACGCTGGTACAGCTACTGGTAGCGCATATTTCAAAACCGTTGCAAGCATTACGGCTGTGGGAAACCCAGCCGGTAATGTTTCAGCTGGTGTAAATGCATCTGCTGCTGATGTTGTTTTTGCGGGAAGAGCTAGATTTGCGGGTATCAATCTTGTCTGCACCGGCACTGCTGGCGTGTTGGATTTTCTGACGACCAGCCCGACCGGCACTAGTATTTTTAAGGTTGGCACAGTGGCGTCAGCAACAGCCACTAGGGATTTGTCAATTCCTGATGAGGGAATGGTATTTTCAGACGGAATATACGTTCAATACACGGTTTCGACCTTCAACACGCTGACGGTTTTCAGGTCATAAGATGAAGAAAGACCCGCGATTGGAGAGAGTCGGCGTGTCTGGATTCAACAAGCCGAAAAGGACGCCTAGCCATCCGACCAGCAGCCACGTTGTCGTGGCCAAGGAAGGCGATCGCATAAAAACCATACGCTTTGGCCAGCAGGGCGTGACAACGGCGGGCGCTCCCAGAAAAGGAGAGAGCGCACGCCAAACTGCTCGGCGGGCGAGTTTTAGGGCGCGACACGCCAAAAATATTGCCAAGGGCAGGATGTCGGGCGCCTGGTGGTCTAATCAAGTAAAATGGAGCTGATCTAATGGCAGTCTCAGGATCAAAAGATTTCGAGCTTGACGTAGCGGACTACGTTGAAGAGGCTTTTGAGCGCTGCGGTTTAGAGCTCCGAACTGGCTACGATTTAAAATCGGCAACCAGAAGTCTTAATTTGATGCTGGCTGAGTGGGCCAATCGAGGTCTAAACCAATGGACGGTCACTGAAAAAACAGTGGCCATGGTGAAAGACACTGGCACCTACAACATTGACAGCACAAATGCGACAGCGCCGATCGATGTGCTAGACGTGTTTGTCCGCGAAACACTCGGTGGCACAGACACTGATATGCCGCTCAATCGAATGAGCCGCGCTGAGTTTACGCATTTGGCGACGAAATCAACCACTGGAAAGCCAAACCAAGTATTTATCAACAAACAACTTACGCCCACGATCACGGTCTGGCCGGTGCCCGACAAGTCCAGCACCTATACCGTGCATATGAATGTTCTGACCAGGATGGATGACGCAGATGTAGGCGCCAACACAATGGACATTCCCTTCCGGTTTTATCCGTGTCTGGCCGCTGGTTTGGCGTATTACATGAGTTTAAAAAAGGCGCCCGAGCGAACCGGCATGCTTAAACAGATGTACGAGGAAGAATTTGAGCGCGCCAAGTCACAAGATGAAGACCGCACAAGCTTTAGGATTGCTCCTAGCTTACGCGGATATAATTCCGCATAAAAAATGGCATACGCAAGCGGCAAAGAGGCTTACGGGATCTGTGACATCACTGGATTCCGATACAATCTTAGAGAGATGAAAATGACTTGGGACGGCCTTTTGGTCGGCCCAGATCAATGGTCACCTAAGCACCCGCAGATTGATCGAAAATCTTTCCCCGCAGATCCGCAATCCTTAAAAAATCCGCGCCCAGACACGAGCGACGACAATAATAAGTTTTTGGTTTATACAAATGTGGGCGATGGTATACTCGGCTCGGTGCTGGACACCTTTGAGGTTTCATGTAGCGTTGGCGAGGTCACGATAGAAACATGAGTTTTACACTAGCGACATTAAAAACAGCCGTTCAAGACTTCATGGAGTCTACCGAGACGACATTCACTGCGCAGCTCAACACCCTGATCAAAGAATCGGAAAACCGGATATTTGATCATGTTCAGCTGCCCGTGCAGAGAAAGAATGTGCAGGGCGCAACAACTGCGTCAAACCGTTTCTTGGCCACGCCGACTGACTTCTACGCGCCGTTTTCAGCTGCAATCATTACGGGCAACAGATATTACTACCTCGATTTCAAGCATCCCAGCTTTATCAAAGAATTTAGTCCCACAACGACCGTTGAGGGCCGACCGAAATATTACAGTTTGCTCGATGACACAGCTTTCGAGCTCAGCCCTATACCGGACCAAGCCTACACGGTTGAGATTCACTATCTGTATAAGCCGGCGAGCTTAACTTCCGGCGCGGATTCCGGCACAACGGTGTTATCTACCGATTACCCTGATGCCCTGCTGTATGGAACTTTAGTCGAAGCGGCCATTTTCTTGAAAGAAGCTCCAGACGTTATTGGCACCTTTGAGGCTCGATTCAAAGAAGCGCTGGCTCGAATGAAGAATACCTCTGAGGGTCGGAAGCAACGTGACGAATATAGGTACGATTCGCTTCGTCAAGGCGTTTCTTAGTGGAACGGCTTGACGAGCTTGAGGGCGCACACGTTGCCCTGCTTGGCTTGGGCATATCTCAGATTGATTACGTCATTGCGAGAGAAAATTCCGTCAATTGGGACGAGACGTGGGGATGTGGCAGTTCAGCCGCTGTTTTTGATTTAGACCGGCTCTTTATGATGGACCCCGCCAGCCGATTCTTCGACACGAACGACGCTGGCAAGCAAACGGACGTCATGCGTGAAATCCTTCCGGTTTTGGAAATCCCTATTTATTCTTGCGAATTAGACGATCGGGTGCCTTGGATTGTTGAGTATCCTCTGCAAGAGGTGGTCGAAGCCACGAAATGTGCTTACATGAACACGACGGTGGCTTATGCCGTGGCTTTTGCCTATTGGAACAATGTTGCGCACATCGACCTATTTGGGATTGATTTCAGCTACAAGGGCAATCTGCATTTTGCAGAAGCCGGCAGGGCTTGTGTTGAGTTTTGGCTATCCAAGTGCATTGAAAAAGGCATCAAGGTTGGCGTCAGCCCTCGATCGACATTGTTAGATTCTAACGTGCCTCTGAATGAGCGCCTGTACGGCTATCATCGTTTGGATGACCCAAAAGTAGCGCTGCCAAAAGATGATCTTTGGTTTGTGTGCGACCAGTCGGAAATGGAAGAAAGGATTGCCAGCGGCGAGACAACGATTCAGAAAGAACCAACACCGCCAGAGCCGTTCAAGGGATGACTGACAGCTTTATACAGCTGGGCCAGGTCACGGTTTCGACAACCAACAATAAAGGCCATGACCCAGAATTTTGGGCCGAGCAGGTGACCAACAAGATTTGCGGGATTTCTGAGCACGCACCTGAGCACGTCAGGCAGCAAGCTTTAGCTTTCAGAAAAGCGGTGTATGATATAGTGCTACGAGGCATACGCAGTGGAATTGCGTCTGATAGAACAACGGTTGTTGGTTTATTGAGGCGGCAAGGCCATGACGACATGGCTAATATCATTAAAGAGCTATAAAAGGAGAAATTTATGGCGATCACAAGCGCAATTTGTAATAGCTTCAAGCAACAGCTGCTGGTCGAGGGGCACAATTTAACGAACGGTGCCGACAGCATCAAGTTGGCACTGTATACCAGCTCAGCCACTTTGGGTGCCGGCACCACTGTATATGTGACGACTGGCGAATCATCTGGCACAAACTACAGCGCGGCTGGGCAAGCACTCACCAACGTAACGCCAGCCCTTTCTGGAAGTGTAGCGGTTTGCGATTTCGCAGATGAGGTGTTTGCAACAGCGACGGTCACAGCTCGAGGCTGCTTGATCTATAATTCCACTAACGGAAATAAAGCCATTGCTGCGATTGATTTTGGCGCAGACAAGGTTTCAACGGCGGGCGATTTTACTGTCGTATTTCCGAGCGCCTCAAGCAGTGCAGCGATTATCCGGCTGGCCTAACGTGAGACTCGGACATGCCACTTACCGTATTCAACTTTAAGGCCGGGATAAACAAAGAAGAGACTGACTACTCCAATGAGAGCGGGTGGGTTGACGGAAACTTTGTGCGCTTTAGAAAAGGACGTCCAGAGAAAATCGGCGGATGGGAAAAGCTTTCGTCAGACACATACATTGGTTCTGCCCGAGCTCTGCATTCATGGATTTCTCTGGGCGGTTCACGCTATCTCGGCTTGGGCGCGACTCAAAAGTATTATATCGAAGAGGGCGGAACCTATAACGACGTAACGCCTATCCGAAAAACATCCACCAACAGCATTACGTTTGCTGCCACTAACGGCTCGTCAACCATAACGGCGACCGATAGCAGCCACGGAGCGGTAAACGGCGATTTTGTGACGATTTCCGGTGCAGCAACACTCGGCGGACTGATTACCGCTGCCGTCTTGAATCAGGAATATCAAATTAGCCTAGTCACAGCCACGAACACTTACGAAATAACAGCCAAAGATACGGCTGGTGGGACAGTAACGGCCAATGCTAGTGACTCAGGCAATGGCGGCAGTGGCGTTGATGGCATATATCAAATTAATTCTGGACTGGACATCTATGTCCCGTCTACCGGTTTTGGTGGCGGAACGTGGGGCGCGGGTGGTTTTGGCTCATCCAATGCAATTGCCGCCAGTGGCCAGTTACGGCTCTGGACGCACGATAATTTCGGAGAGAATCTAATCATCAACCCGCGCGGCGCAGGTATTTACCGTTGGGTTGAGAACAACGGCTTGACCGTTAGAGCCTTAGATCTAAGCGGTATCAGTGGCGCCAACTTGGTGCCAACCGTTGGGCTGCAGGTCATTACGTCCGAGACTGATAGACACTTGATTGTTTTAGGCGCTGATCCAATATCGAGTGGTGCTCGCACCGGAACAATAGATCCGATGTTGGTTGCGTTTTCGGACACAGAGAACGAGTTGGAATTTGAGCCGCTGACGACAAACAGTGCTGGCTCAGTGCGACTATCATCTGGCTCGCTGATTATCGGTGGACTGAAATCCAGACAAGAAACTTTGATTTGGACAGACACCAGCCTGTACAGCATGAATTTTATCGGGCCGCCTCTGACGTTTGCATTGAATCTTATCAACGAAGGTGCTGGACTGATTGGCCCTAAAGCGGCAGCCAATGCGCCAACGGGCATCTATTTCATGTCTAAGAATGCCTTTTACTTTTACAATGGATCGGTGCAAAAACTGCCTTGCTCGGTGCAGGATTACGTTTTTGACGATCTAAACCTCACTCAATCATTTAAGTGTCATGTTGTCGTCAACGCAGAATTTTCTGAGGTGTGGTTTTTCTATCCGTCACTTGAGGACGACACCAACGAAATATCGCGCTACGCCATTTACAATTATGAAGAGCAAACGTGGTCGATCGGATCTTTGGTGCGTTACGCTTGGCTTGATGCGGGCATTGAGGATAAACCCAGAGCCGCCGGCGACAGCTATATTTATTTGCATGAAACCGGATATAACGACGACACATCCAGCATGGACAACGTGTTCATTGAATCTGGCGACATTGACATCGGAGACGGCGCCAATTTCGTCTTTATAAAGAAAATCGTGCCCGACGTGCAATTTGACACCTCTTTGGGGATATTAAATTCACCGGCCATCAATGCGGTTATCAAGCGCCGAAATTATCCGGGCGAGAGCTTGACCACAGATTCAACCACACAGATAACACCGACAACTACATTCGGTGGTCTGCGCACAAGGACCCGACAAATGGCCTTGCGTTTCGAGTCGGATGACGACAACGCTAATGCAGCGGACCGGAAAGATTACAAATGGCGAATCGGTAATACGAGGCTGGACATACAAGCTTCAGGCCGTAGAGGTTAGTGTCTAAATTACTGCCAACTCGACTACCGTTAGCGCAGCAAGGCGAGTCAGTATCGGCGAACACATTCAATCGGCTAATCAGGATCTTAGAGCTCAATCTTGGAGCGCAAGATCCCGATAATGTCCAGCATTTTAGCGCAGATGATCTTTCTGCGTTACAATTCAAATCGGGTGCTATAATATTTAACACTACGGTAGAGGTGCATCAGGCGTTTGACGGTAATACATTCAGGGACTTATATTCGCATCAAACTTACCCCAGCGGAGTTCAAGTAAGCTCAGCGCTAGGGGCGGTCACAATCGAGATAACATGACATGGGCAACGACGATCTAAAGAATGCATTAATGAGAGCGCAGGGCGTGCAAGGATTTATGGGTGGCGGGATGGCTACTCACGCTATGCCAGATGGCACGGTTATGCCAGGCGCTACTCACGCAGATTATGAGGCAATGGGTTATCAAGAAGGCGGCCCAGCCGAATCAATATCACCCGAATTGCTAGAAAGAATTGATCGGTTTGCTGGTGGCGCGTCAAGCGTGATGGACATGGTTCAACCGACCAAAGGAGCCATTTCAAACAGAGAGATGGAGTTGTTTCGACGGGCTTCACCTGTAGACCCAAACCAAGAAATAGCAAATAAGATGGGTTTATCAAGCGTGATGGACATGGTTCAACCGACCAAAGGAGCCATTTCAAACAGAGAGATGGAAACCTTCTTAAACGCACAGCCAAACGCACAGCCAAACATAGAGTTAACCACTTTATCTAACGGTTCTGACACTAGAGTCATTAGAAGTGATGACCCTATGATTCCAGAATTATTAAATCAAGGATATTATGAAGTCAGAACTCCAAGCGTGGACGTAAGGAACATGGTTGGACCGACCAAAGGAGCCATTTCAAACAGAGAGATGGAGTTGTTTCAACAGGCTTCACCTGTAAACCCAGCCCAAGAATTGCAGGAAGCGATCCAGAAGCTGGAAATACAAAAGACACAGACTTCAGACCCAGACGAAATTAAATCGCTGGACCGGTTGATAGAAGTGGCGATTGTGGGCGCTAATGCGCCGCTGCGTGAAATGTCTTTGGAGATGCAAGCGCAAGGTCGCGGCGAAGACACGGCTCTGGCGCATTTGCGACCGGGCGAAGTGATCTTGCCGCCCGAGGCGTTTGAGGATGCGCAGTTTGAAGATACGGTCGCTAGGAAGTTTGAAGAGCTGGGCATCGACCCAGAAGAAGCGGTTGCTGGTGTAGGAATAGCCTCACTGAACCCGATGACGGGGCTTGAGGAGTTCGGGTTCTTCAAGAAAATCGGTAAGGCAATAAAAAAAGTAGCTAAATTCATTGCGCCCATCGCCGGTCCATTGGCTAATTTTATACCTGGCGTTGGACCTCTTGTGGCCGGCGCAATTGGAGCTGCCACAAACGTAGTCGGTGGCAAAGGGTTGTCGGGAGCGATTAGCGGCGGCCTTAGCGGATATGGCTTCGGCAAAGCACTCAGTGGGATTGGCAGCTTGGGTACTGTTGGTGGCAAAGTGGTCGGCAGTGGTAATTTTGGCGCTCTAGGATTTGGTGATAAATTAGCAGCTTTAAAAACTGGTTTTGGATCTGGAAATTTAGCCAGCGCTTTCTTTAACCCAGGTAAAGACGCTACTGGTATATTTGGTGGAAAAATAGGTCCAGGAATTAGACAAGGAATAGGTAGCTTAACTGGATTTGGTCAACCAATGCCCGCCGTAGGACTAGATTCAAATAATCCACCTGAGGGGGCTGCATACGATCCAGTAAATCAAGTGTTTCTAGATAAAGTGACTGGAAAACAATATATTCCACCGCAAAGCGGTAACTTCTTTAGCAACTTCATCAGTGGCGGCGGCAAGGATGGCGTCGGCAACTATGGCATGCTCGGAGATCTCGGCGCCAAGTTAGTGGGCGGCAGCAGTACTAGCGGCGGCCTTGGCGGCCTTGGCGGTTTGGCTGCGGCCGGCGTGCCAGCTTATATGCTCGGCAAAATGGCTTACGACGAGGCGAAAGCCGACAAAGGCGTAGCTCTCACACCGCTAACAACCATGGGACCGACCGGTCGTTACAACATTGAGGCAGAGATTGCTAGGAGAATGGGCACACAAGCTCCGAATCCAGTTGAGTTTGGTTTATTACCGCAAGGCACCTTCCCACAACTATCAGGCGGGCAGCCAATGATGGCGGCTGGCGGCGGTGCGGTTTACCCCATGGCTTACGCCGAAGGCGGCAATGTGTCGGTTGAAGATTTTGAGCGCATGAACGGCGACATCAATGGGCCGGGCACTGAAACCAGTGACGATGTGCCGGCGATGCTTTCCGACGGTGAATTTGTGATGACCGGCGCAGCGGTTCGAGGCGCGGGTGGATTTGATATGCAGAACCAAGGAGGAATATTAACCCTCACCCCTTCTGGCACACCGGACAGAGAGCGTGGCACAAATGTCATGCACGAGATGATGGATTTATTTGGGAGCTACGCAAATGCGCCAGCCTAAAAACTTTCAAGTTGGTGGAATCGCAGGAAACTACATGCGATCTGGGCCGTCAATAATGCCGCTTAAAAGGGCGAGCTCTAACCAATACGCGGTGACATCTCCGCGTTTTAATCCATACGATTCGGCACTGCCTTCCCGCGAAACGGGGCAGTCGGCCTTCAGGTCGGGCACGGATTACCGCGCTGCACCACAGCAGGGTATGTTCAGCTCTCAGTCGCGCCCTCAAGTTCCCACTCAGACTTTTCAATCAGTATCGGACCAAATGGGCGACCGGCAATCTATAAACGCCAACAATCTGGCCTTAAATCAAGCAATGCAAAAAAGACAGCAAGATTTTCAAGGTGGAATTTTCCCACTGGCGCAGATGGAGGCTGATTATTTCGGTGTTCCGCTGGAGCAGCTGCAGCAATTTCGGGCGCAACAACAGCAGATGGGTATGCCAACCGGTCAAAGTGTGGCGGGACAGCTGGGTATGCCAACCGGTCAAAGTGTGGCGGGACAGCAATTAGCTAATTCCGCGCCCAGAGATACCCGCACACCTGCCGGACCGGTGCGAGAACCAGCCCCTATATATATTCCTGGGATAGACTTTAATGCTCGGAGAGCGAATCAATTACCACCTCCAACAGTCGCGGCCGGTGAAACGCCTTACGTTTCTGGAGTCAATCAAACGACTGTATCGGCAGATCCGACAACGCAACAGCTGTTGTTTGGTCTGGACGGACAGGGCGGCTTCATACCAGGCGCTATGCAAGCGGCTGAAAATACTTTCTTCAATCCCGATGGCACTCCGAGAGTGGTTGACCAAGAGATTGCTGGATTGACGCCAGATCAAGAAAGAGCAATGGAACTTGCGCGTGGTCAGGTTGGCATTCAAGATCGCTTTTTGGGTGGTGCAGAAGATTTGTATCAAGAAGGCGTGCGGCGCTCTGACCAAGGTTTGGAGCGGCAGAGAGAGCTTGGAAGGCAAGCGCTCGGATCAATACAGCGAGGCGTTTCTGAAGAAGAAGCGTTGCGTGACAGAGGCCTTGAGGGGCTTCTAAGCTCCATAGGTGAGGGCAGACAGCTTGCCGGCGGAGCAACCAGCGATCTTTACGATCGGCTGGGAGAAACCGAAGGTATTCAGCGCGGCGCGGTAGACCGGTTTGGCAGACAGCTGGGCGGGATTGAATCAATCCGGCGAGGCGCGGCCGAAGATTTTGGCGGTAGGCTGGGCGAATCAGAGGATTTAATTCGCGGCACGACTGGCGCCTACGACCAAGATTTGACGAAACAATTTTACGATCCCTATGAAGATCGGGTGGTTTCTCAGACCGTTGAGGATGCACTTGAGGGCGCTGACAAGGCCGACATGGCTCAATTTGCACGGGATGTTGCAAGTGGTGGAGAATCAGCTTTCGGCTCCAGAGCACGTCTAACTGCCGGTGAAAGGCGTGAAAGCCTTGGCAGGGGCTTGGCTCAAGAGCTGGCTGGAATTCGCTCTCGTGGCTTTACAGAGGCCCAAAGAGCGGGCACTTCTGAATTTGCCAGACAAAAGGCAGCAGAAACCGCAGCGGGTAGCAATTTAGCTGGTTTATCCGGCCAACGGCTTGGAGCACAACAGCAGCTCGCAAGTGGCTTAGGGTCACTGTCGGGCCAGCAGTTGGCAGCTCAGGAAGGCTTAGCCTCTGGCTTAGGCGCAGCAGGACAACAAAGATACGGTGCCGGCACCAACTTGGGCTCGACACTGGTTGGATTGGGACAGACGGCAGGACAAGCATTTTCAGGAGCTGGGCAAGACGCACTGGGATCTGCTGGTCAATTGGCCAGTGCGCAAGGCGATATGGGCGGCATCCAAGGTCAAATCGGGCAACAGCAACTGCAATCAAGAGCGGGTCTGGGCAGCTTCATGCAAGGGCTCGGTAGCCAGGCGCAACAAGCCGGAATGACCGGAATTAATGCGCTGGCCAGCTCTGGTGGCCAGCAACAGCAATTGATGCAGCAGCAGCTTGATGCGCAGCGCCAGAACGCAATGACGGCGCAACAAGCACCGCTGGCTCAATACCAGTCACTGTTGCCGTTCATTAAGGCAGTGCCACAAGGGCAGCAACAAACACAAACTGCTTACACTCCTCGGCCTAGCGCTTTACAAGCTGGCTTGGCTACAGGTCTTGGTGCCTTTGGTGGAATCGGCAGCTACATGAATCAGGACAGACAAGGTGGTTTTAACGCTGCCCAACAACAGCAGCTTCAGCAACTCTTTGGAACAAGATAGGGCGCCCACAACGTCAAGAGAGATACCAATGGCAGAGCTAAATACAAATTTATCTACGGAGTACATAAAATCCTTGCGAGATCGTGTGGATAGTTTTAACTTTAAAAAAGAACAACAAGAATATGAAAATCTTTTAAGTCAATATAATCCACCGCCAGAAAATTATGATATTTACGACCTTGCTACAAGTCTTTCACAGGGATTATCAGCACAACAACAAACTAGTAGGCCAAATTCTGTTGGTGGCGGTTTAGCTTTGGGTTTTAATCAAGCATCGCAAGACATGAAACTAAGAAAAGAATCGTATGCAAAATCTAGGCAAGAAATAGGTTTGCAAGCCACAAGCATGGCGCTTCAAGACGAAAAAGAAGCCACAAAGTTTTTGGACGAAAGTTTGTTTCAATTAGCGAAAGCTAGTATGCAAGACAGTACGGGTGCTGATAAACGGACAGCTGATATTAAAAATGTTGAAGCATTAGTAGAGGCAGATGCAGTTTATAATAAACTCCTACAAACTCCAGAAAATGAGCGGGGAGTTGATTATGATGTGAAGTTATCTGCAGCTGAAGCAAGGCTTGTTGGTTTACAAACATCTATAGGAACAGATGCTTATGATGTGAATTTAGCTGCTATAGAGAGAGAAGGCAAAGCTCCTGGCGGAGTGGATTTAAGTCTATTAGAAAAGGAAATGGACAAAAAATTTGCGGTTACGGCTTCGGAGTATTTATTTCAGGGCAAATCTCAAGTAAACACAAATTTGATAAATTTGAATAAAAAAATAGAAATATTAAAAGCAGGTGAGCAAGAGGTTTCTGGGCCAATTATTGGGATGCTAGGAGACACACCAAAGGGGATATTTACTCCAGAAGCGGCTTCTTTTTT